AAGTCTTGTTGAACATTGAGTGAGCTAACGGCAGGAGGTACACGACCAATAGCACCCTGCGGTCCTAACTCTATAAACGAACCACCACCATAAGGCATTTCACCAATAAGGTCTTTAACAAAGATGTCAGAGTAAACAGCTTGGTCGGCATAATCAAGAATGAGTCCCATTAAGCGAATATGTGCTTCAAGAAGTCCTACTACCTGATCGAATTGTCCTCTAATCTCACCATCGAGTGAAATACGAGAACCTATAACAACTGGGCAAATACCTATCTTATTTTCGATTCTTTCCAATAAAACAGGATATGGCACATCAGAACCCGACTTATAGCGCACAAGTCCAGATGTTGAAGCCTGATAAAGCCCTGCCAACACATATTCGTCCTCATCGTAGTATTCAACAAGGACAACCTTCGCATTTTCGTCTGGATCGTCTATTTCTGAGTGGTCAGCGACTGCTGAACGTAAAACATCTTGATATTCGGGAGGTAACTGTGAAAAGAACACCTCACGAGTAAACATACACTTATGAACTTCATCACCGGGTCTAAAACCCGGTTCTGGGTAACACTGTCTAGGGTCACGCCGTTCAATAAGTGGTATTTCTTGGTCGAAATCTGGACTGATAGTCCAAACAGACATACCATAAGCTGCCTTGTCCATCACAGAGCGAGGGATAAGTAAATCCATTTTGTTTATATCCATGTATGAAACAGCTACCTGTTCCATTGTTCTCGCCGTTTTCTTGGATTGCTGATTAGGGCGTTCTGGTTGAACTCGAACTGTCGGCACAAGAGAAGCCGATTCTGCCGTATCCTCTAAAGCAACCTGAATAAGGTTAGGTGACCTAGAGTCAACACTTTCTTCATCAGGATCAAAAACATCGAAATCTCCACGAACCACACGGTCAATGGTTTCCATTCGTACATCTCTGTCGTATTGCCTACTACGCCAACTGGCGTACATCGCTGATAGACGATCTATCTCTAACATTATCTAGAAGTCGTTTCTGCTATGGACAAAAGTGTCTCTTCTACTCTGCTCATACTCCTGCCTGTTCGTACCTCAAAAGCCTTAGCTCTCACTTCATCCTCTGTCGCTTCTTTAGGCATAGTGAAGTACACCGGCTTGTCATCTATTAAAGTGCCACACACGATTTCATCGTCTGCAGCGGTTTCTGACGCACGTTGAAATGCTTTTTTATTTCGGAAAGTTTTCAACATAGGTCTCGATCACCTACCCGAAGGGTGTCACTTACTCCTCTTCAGGAGACCATATTTTTGGGTCTATGTTAAATGGCTGAGGTCCATCCTCAACATCGTACTCTTCTACTTCACCATGCGGTTGAGCTTGACCTACAGTTTGTCGCCTGTAACCCCACTGCCCACGAGTCATGTGACCGGGTCTCTGGTCACGAGGGGCTATACGCCGAACCTCCTGAGCTTGGAAATCTATAACTCTCCGATTCTTCTTAATACGGTTAGGTACGTGCATTCGTTCATGGAACATTGGTAAATGAGCCCTGTTCATCAAAGTACGTGCGCCAAGATCAGCAAACCATAATGACATAACTCTGTCAGAAACAGCACCCATCGGGAAAGCAATCAATTCCTCCATTAGAGGTTGGAACTGTTGCTGGGTAGGCGCATTAGCCCAAGGGATACTAAACAAACCAGTTTCCATTATTGGAGCTAACGACTCAACACCAAACTGGGGGTCCCACTTATTACCGTGAGTATGATGAGGTACTACCCTCACTCCACGTTTAGCTAAATGTTGAACTAGCTCCATGTCATATTGCACTATCTGAGACTGAACACCATTAGATTCCACCCTCCACTCATACAGTGGATACCTGTCTGTCCATTCTAGAATCTGATCTTTCATCTGGGGAGCCTTCATGGACTTAACTGCAATAGAGTCCACTAAATAGCGTTTACCTGTAGCTGGGTCTAAACCGACCAAACTAAAAGCTGTAAAACCCGAACCTTTATTAGCCCCTGCTGGGTCCAAACCAGCGAAAAGTCTCCAGCCATCCTGATAATGACCCCTCACACGAGAAGTGTCCTTACACATATCCAGCATGTCTTGAGTGAAAGAAGCTCCTGCACCGGGAATGTCAACCTGCTGGTAAACCAACTGGAAGTCAGCAGGACGCATTTCAGAACGGTGAATCAATGCCTGTGAGTAAGGGAAATGCTCACCCCACAGAGTTGTCTCCGTTTCATCATCCATAATACACGGATACCTCAAAACCTTATATCCCGGACGAGTACCCAACTGAGAGTAAACATCACCAGCCGTAACACGAGTACCAATCCAAATAGCACGACCAGTCTTACCGATACGAGACAAAGCCTCCTTATCGAACCACTCCATCATTCCAGCAACCCGATCAGGGTTGCGCTGGTTGTCCAAAGTAGCAACGTCATCAAACTTAATTACATCGGCTCGCCTACCATAAATCTGCTGACCGACACCCAACACAGCTACAGTTGGATCTTTCTCTGCAGTAGTCCTACCAGCAACATAAATGTTCTCAGATGACCAGACAGACTGTCCATCAGGACGGAATGGACCCCAATCATCAATCAGATTAGGACCGTCTGCATATAATTCAGGATTAGACAGCATCTCGTGAATAGAGTGCATAAAGGTTCTAGCAAAAGGCAAAGACTTGGAAACAAGCAAAGTACGCAAATTAGGATCACGGCAAATGTCATACACGGTATGCCAAACAGTCACCAACGTAGATTTAGAATGGTACGGAGGCATGTTAATCAAAACCCTCCGATAGTCCCCAGTAACAGCCTCAGCTATATCATGGTGGAACTGTGGAGTCTCATGGTGAACACCGCAATCAGGACAAGACCAGTTTTGCAGGTAATGGTCACAGAACTCAGCGAAAGTCCCCACACGGCGTTTCTCGTTCAGACCCAGCGGTCCAACCTTGGCTTGTTCTTTGGCTTCCTCTACACGCACGGCACGAGCTTCACGCTCGATGCCGAGCCTCTTGGAGAGGTGCTGGCGTGAGATGCCGAACTCAACTGCGGCATCGGATTGTGTCCAGCCTTCGTTTAAGACTTTGGCTATCGCCGCTTTATACAGTCTGTCTTTAGACCATGTTTCGTATTTCTTTAGTCTCGGTTTAGCCATCTATTTACTCCCCGACCATAGTAGACTATGTTTGGGTATAGTATGAGAATGCTCGGCTTCGACAGTGATGCCAGACACCGAGTACAAGTTCAGAACCGGCACTCCGAACCCCGAACCACTGGCAGGTTGATCGGGAGGAGAACTTCACCAAAACTGGTCATTAGAAACTATTAGCAATGTGAGTGACGACAACTCTTTGAAAAGGTCGGGGAAGTATCGGGAGGGGGGAATAAGTCTATTGTCCTAGTCCTAGTCTAAGGGGAGAAACAGAGACAAGAATCAGACAGGTGCCACTGGCACCTTAACGACAGGATCTATAGTCGTTTTGTCGTTAGCAATCTGGGAAGCCTTTCCCCTGCCCCTTGTAGTCGGATTTTATGCACCCCCATTCGATTGACACGTTTGGTCAAGACTTTTCCCAGTGTTTGCTTGTAATTTGAAGTGTTTTGACTCTGCAAGCTCCGAGTTCTTCCTAGCAGTGACTAAGAGTCATCCGATCTGGATTATTTTGACAGGATCTGGTCAAAAAAAGATAAAGCCAACGAGTCTCTTATGGGATGTAGCGACCAGAAGATATTTGTCTGTTTTTGTCCCTGTGTGGTCTTGGTCTTGGTTTGGTCTTTTTCCTTTTTGACTGGTTTATGTCATGCTTTTTGGGGATTTCTTGAAAATTCTTTTTGGTTGTATAACCGCAGGTCAGAGGGTGTTTCTGCTCTCTCTTGTCGACAAATGTTGACGAATGACTTGCGATGTCTACTTAGAGGCACTAGCTTTGTATTTGTTGCAGAGATCCCATCGGCAGAGATGGACACTCTTAGACGAAGCTAAGGCTTAGGTTGGGGCAACCGATCCGCACCAGAGGAAATGGTGAGACTAGGAAAAACCTTAGAGCCATTCTTGCTCGGTTTTTCTGGCTAATTTGAACAGCAGTGATTTTGCCCTGTTGTGATTAAATTCCTCCTCCTCAGTCAGTGCCTGATGTCGGCACTCTGAAGATGACCATGACAGGTCGAAACTCGAGGAGGTTTCAAATGATAGATCTAATTCACTGCCACGAAATCGTGGCTTTTATCTTTTACAGCTTGGTAATCATTGCATGTACTTTGGTACCTGCTTGGTTGGCACATAAGCTCGGCTAAATGGTTCTTTCCCAGTTCGATTCTGGGATAGTCACGATTGACACGAACGTGTCAATCTGAGGAGGAAAACAATGAGAAATAACGTGAAAATAAGCAACTGGCGCAAGATTGGTTCATCTCGTTCAAGGAGCTTTAATTTTGAAGCTCCATCGGGTAACCAGTTCGATTCTGGTGTTGGTTTTAATGTCACTGAAATGGACGTGTTAGGTGATGGGACTTGGCTCCAAAACTCTGTGAGTGTTCACTTGAACCACAATGCAGGTTTTGAGTTTGATCCTGAGGTTTCAATCTTTAGGGACAAGGCTCCCAGCAAGGAAGACTTTGTTGTTTTGAGATTGGTAAACAATGTCAAGATCTTCTTGTCACCAGAGCAATTAGACAAACTGCAAGCAGTTGTTAACAGTCCTATAGAAGAACAAGAATAGGAGTGTTCGCATGAATGGTTTCTTCCCAGTTCGATTCTGGGACATGCACGATTTGACACATCAGTGTCAAACAATAATGAGGAGGAAAACAATGCAACACTTAGCAAAAGCGATGACTCTTGTAGGTATCGAAAAAGTTAAATCTATAAAGATTTCAAATCAAGTTTCAGGTCAAGTGATGAAAACATTAAACACAGTCTGGAAAGCTGTTCAAAAGCGCAATCCAGAACTGCCAGATGTTTTCATGGTTGCCCAGATGTCTGGGCAGTCTGGTAAGGGTACGACCTTAGGTCACTACCGTTACGGTGGTTGGTCTGTTCGTGATGAGTTGGCAGTCCCAGAGGTTATGCTTTCTGGTGAATGCTTGCGACAGAATGGTGAGGGTATTTTGAAAACCATCATCCATGAAGCAAGTCACGGTTTGGCTCATGTTAGAGGCGTTAAAGATGTCTCCAGACAGAACCGCTACCACAACAAGAAATTCGTTCAACATGCTGAAGAGTTGGGGATGGAATACACGCTTGACAAGCCAGATAATACACATGGCTACACAGGGGTAACACTACGCTCTGAGACTGTGGAATTGTATAAAGAAGAAATTGCTCTTCTTGATGCGATGCCTGTCTCTCTAGGAGTCGTTAGGAGTCCACGAGCAAAGCGAGGCATCCCCAGAGTCAGAGCAATTTGCCACTGCAAAGGTCGTAACGGTAGAAAGAAAGATGTCGAAGGAAACGCAAATCCTTGGATAAATTTCGGTGCTACCGTCTGGGAAGAAATCTCACCTTTGATCTGTGGTACATGCCATGAAACGTATGTTGAATACTACGAAGAGGATTTCATCGTAGATGAAGATTGACACAGACGTGTCAATTCGCATGAATGGTTTCATCTGGGTTCGATTCCCAGACATGCACGACTCCAGATCATGTCTGGAATCAATGAGGAGGAAATATGCAAACAGAAATATCAGACCAGTTTCCAGAATTGGTTAAACCTCTGTGCAAGAAGGGAAAATATATTTGCGGTCATTGCATGACAGCAAGGGACATTTCCAACGGCACAAGGTTCTCTGTTGAAGGTGTCAGACTTTCAATGGAGGACGCTATTCGCTACAACTTGCAACTATGCAGAGGTACGACCATGCACGAAGATCCCCCAACCGTCCAAGAGATTAGACGAGAGGGGCAACGAATCCTTAAAGCAGGAGTCAATGTCAAAGTGCAACTGAAACGGAAAGCAGGTACAAGCCTTTCTGCTGGTCACATAGTCGACTGTTTCGATGATGGTACCGTGAGAGTCTTTCTAGACGATCTAGGAACATCTAAAATCGTTCCTGTCGATGAATACCTAGTTGCTAGACAAGGTATTACCAGTCGCTAGTTGCTGGTGTCCCCAAATGGTTAAAGCAGGTTCGATTCCTGTATGGGGAACTATTGACACAACCGTGTCAATATAACAGAGGAGGAAAAATGAATAATTCATTACCTGTAATCAATGGCTACAAAGTCATTTCAGTAATACCTGCATTAAATAATCCTGATTATGTGATTGTCGCAGTAAATACTGTTGAATACAACGATCCAGAACCCCGAAAAAATGAGAGGTCTTATATCGTTGCTACATGGTGGGAAGGTGAGGACTACTGGCACGATGGCGAGTATGACTTATCTTTTCATAACGCTTTACAGAGAGCAGGCGAGAGGGCAAAAGCTCCCTTTGGTCGTAAGTTCTACGAAGAGAATGCCACGCTTGTAAATGAGCAGGCAGAAATTCGCAGAAGCCAAATCATGTCCAAGCTGGCAGAAGTTCGCCCAGTTATTAAAATGGATAGAAAAGGGCAATACATCGCATAACGCTTTGTCCCCAGAATGGTTGTATCTAGGTTCGATTCCTAGACTGGGACTATTGACACATCCGTGTCAATATAAACAAATGAGGAGGAAAACT